CGATATGGAGAGCATCTCCGGGGTCTGTAGTTCCTATACCAACGCCAGTAGCATCTATTGTCATTCTTTCACTTGCACCAGTAGCAAAGTGCATTTGGTTATCTGAATGAGCATATTGAACATATCCTTGATACCTAGCCGCACCAGATGCTCCATCGGCAAACATTAAATATTGCCCAGTATCAGAAGTGCCACCTCTAATTGTAATTCCACCTTGATTTGAAGCACCTAAAACAAATTCTGCGGCATAATAACTATCTTGGTTGTCTACATTTAATCCAAATTGACCAGCAGAATTAATTCTCATTCTTTCCACAGCCGCTTCACTAGCACCAGTTGAGAATACTAAGTCTGTTTTATTTACAGTCCCTGAAAAAGTATCACTGGCCTCTGCATGAATCTGTGCACCGGTAAGAGTTGCATCAGAGCCATCTGCTTCACTTGGTGCTGAAAACTCTATTCTACCTAAATAATCACCATCTACAACAGTAGTTTCAGCCGTTTGTAGCTTAACTACTGCTCCAGATGCAGAGCCACTCCCTGCCGCACCAACAGCAGTTAATGCTGAGCCTGTACTGTCATTTATAATTTTTAATCCAGTAGCACCAGTAGCACTTGCATGGTCGTTATGTATTTCTACTAAATTTCTTGTGCTGGTAGATGATGAATTAGATTTAAAATAAGCCATGCTTCCAGTTGTTAAGGAATCTGCTGTAGTATAAATCATAGAATATGTAGTGCTATCGCTGGTTATATTGATAGAATTTCTATTTCCATTCATATCAATAATAAAAGCATTAGCAGGAGCATCTTGTACAATTTTAAGAGGGATTGCCGCACTTGCTGAGGCGTTATCATTATGTATCTCTACAAGGTTTCTTCCAGTTGTACTTGAAGAATTTGAATAAAAATAAGCAATATGCCCAGATGTTAAAGCATCAGCCGCAATATCAATACCTCTACCAGTAGTGGCTTCTGTATCTATAGTTATTGCGTTTGACCCAACTGTATCTTGGTCAATAGTTAATAGTCCACCAACTGCTACATCTGAATTAGTTGTGTCAACTGTAAATAAGTCCCCACCATCACCATTTTTTCGGACAAGAAATGCTTCTGTATCAGTTACATCTATTACTTGAGTACCTTCTATTGTTTCATCAAAACTAAGGGTACCCTCACCTTCTACAGTTAGATCCCCTGTAATAGTAATATCTCCATTTATAGTACCACCAGAAGATATTGCGTTTGCTGTTGTTCTTATAAAAGCCATCGTAACCCCCTAAGAAAGCACATATCGAAGAGTGCTATTAGAACTCGTCTTTCGTTGAACTTGAAAATATATTGTACTGCCAATACCATGAGGAATTTTTAAGGTGTATATAGTATCTCCACCTTTTAAGTAAAGATCATTACTGGTATTAATAGCATCCGAAGAGGACGAGGCAAAGGTATAATATATATCCTCGCTAGTGATTAAAGAGACCATGTGATAGTTGCTTACTTCAACACCTATCGTAGTATCTGCAATGGTTCCGGCACTTTTTACATTCCACTCTGCGGCACTCTCTATACCTAGTGACTCATGTGCCCTAAATTTTTGGATTTGTGACATGTCATTCTCCTATTAATAAAATTCAGCCTGCGGGGCGAGAACTGCTCCCTATCTGAAAAGTGTTAAATAAACAATAAATTACATACAGAATGTAATATTTTCAGCAGTAAACAATCAATAATTTAGTGCCTAGGTCAAGTCTGGAAGTACTACTGCTCTAGCACCACCCGTCTTGCTTCTTTTCTTCGTACCGTATTTCTTAATAGCCATATCAAATTTTCTTTCATGTTGCATCATAAGAGTAATAGAAACCTGAGCTTTTGCTGGGTCTTCTTCTTTACCGGCCTTATCCATGTATAAACATTTTTTTACATAATCAATAATTGACGAATGAAATAAGTTGTCAATATCTGGAGAACTATTAATGGATATAACCTTTTCAGGGTTTCCATAGTAATGCAATATCATACCATTTGTTACAGCGTGGTCAAATGCCTGATAGGCTTTTCTGTTAGTTCTTGAAGTCCCAGTTGAAGAATATTTTGTAACAAGCCCAAGATGGTCTCCCCTAATAAAGTATAGAACTTCTTCCTCTGGATATTTTATATTACTTGCCATTATGTAGGTTCCTTTATTGCAGACTCAGATGAAATATCAAACATTAATGGCTCGCCGTCTAACACCCTTGGAACTTGAATATATTCATCATTATCATCCATTATGTCAACGCGGTGTATTTTATTTATACCCATAGCATTGTCAGAAGAATCTTTTGCATTATCTGATATATCGTAAAACATTTGGTCTGCGACTATATTTATTTTTGCAGACATAGATTTTTGCGAATATTGACCTAATTCATTTAGCGCATCATTGATAAGGGACATTATATAAGCCTCTGGAGCGTTAGGGAACGCCTGTCGCACTCTACTAATTATTTGTTTTACCGTTAAAGAATGTATTGCCATTATGTTAATGCCTGTAAACCTTTATCGTAATCTACCTGTAATTTAGCCTGTTGTTTTTCATACCAACCATATTGCTCTCTATCTGTTTGTAGCCTTGATTGAACCTCATTTGCATATCCTTGAGCTTCTGCTAAAGCCGCATTGATCTCTTTTACTCGCATATCACCAATTGATGTCCATTCAGATAAATGCGCCTGCGCCCTAGATAATTCCACCTGAGCAATATTTAAAGCAGATGATACTAGCTCAGTATCTTCATTAGCTTGAGCTCCAAATGCATCTGTCGTTGCAGATGGCTGATTGCCATTTACAATATCTGAAACCTTATCCACTGCGTCTTTTACTCTTGTTAGTTGGCTGTTGGTAGCATCAAATGTTGCCGTATCTCCAAAAACAGATGCGGTGTTAGCAACTTCAAATTTATCTGCCGCAGTAGCCGCTTGATCTACTGCTGTCTTTATAAGCCCCAAGGCGGTTGTAATATCTGAATTAGAACTTCTGCTTGCTAAAACATTTTGTAGGGCTTTTATAGCACCGTATAAAACAACAAGATGTTCAGCTTCATCTGGAAAAACAGCAATGGCACTATCACCATAAGCCACTGCTGGATATTGTACTTCCGAATATGTACAAGAACCACCAGCAGGTAAAACATCAAGAGCGTTGTTATCAATAAAAAACACAGGGTCTGTTATTGTCGCAAACAACATATCATCTGGGTCAGTAACTATTCCTTTTTGCCTTGCAGAAACTTCCCTGCACGACTGAGTGATATCTCCATCGCTTCTAAAAACATTCAATATCTTACCCGTATTAAGCGTACTCGCACTACCGGATGTAAATGAAACAGATGCAGAGCAAAGAGGCAGTAAGTTACTAGGCATATTATTAATCACTTCTTTTGCCCCATCCGTAAGAAATTGAGTAAGTTCATTTTGTGTAGGTGCGCTACTGCCATCAATGGCTAAACTTGTAAGTCCCTCTACCTGTACCTCAAAGGTTGCCATTATGCACTCGCCACAACAACTTCTATATTGACAGCATTGCCACCCGGATTACAAGCAATCCCATCCAGATCTGCCATTGTTCCGAAACTTGGAGATGTGTCTGCTTCAGCAAGCATTAAAGCTTCAGCGCTTCCCAATACATGACTATGCCCAGCGGCCAAGGTCACTTGATATAATGTAGCATCTGTTACAACAGCTATTTCAACAGCATTTGAACTATCAAGATTTGTAATTCTTATATATTTAGAATCCTGAGCATCTATTTGCGGATTTGAACCCGAAACATTATTCCCAAAACTTAGTAAAGTAGTTGTTGCTGATGCTGGACAAGTTACTATTCTTTTTTCAAACTCATCTATACTGGCAATTTCTAATACTCTTTTAGAACCATAGTCCTGATTGTCTAATATGATCTCTTCTTGTATCTTTACTTTTAATGTAGCCATTATTTCTTACCGTATTTTACCCTCTTGCCAGTTTTTTTGGCATATTTTTTTGCCGCTTTTTTACCAGCCTTAGTGTATTTAAACTTTTTTTTGCCAACTTTAGGCATAACCCCTCTTTTTATTAATATCTTTAATGTCTTCTTCTATAGTGGTTGTTCTTAACTCAATATCTGTTCTTTTTCCCATTTCACTCATCATAAATAAATTTGTAGTAAATTTTGGGTCAGATGTTTTTTTACCACAATAACGACAGAAGAACCATCGTTCTGGGTTTGACTTATCGCAGTTGACACATTTCATAATTAATCCTTTGGATATTGGGGTAAGCCCTTTATACGACCTACCCCATAGTTCCCACTATTAACTTTATTTATTCAGTTTAACTAAATGGTGTAGCACTGGTTCCAGAAGCATAACAAAGCGCTTCTATATACCATCTATTGTTACTAATACCTACTAGCTCAACCACAGCCGCTATTCCAGTCGTTGATCCATTCATTGTGAAAACATCATCGTCTGATTCATCAGCCGCAAAAACGACATTTTGACCTGCTGTAGCATCTACTCCATCCAGCATAAGAGCATATCCACTAAATAAAGTGCTTGTCGCATCACATGTAATTGTATGACTATTACTTGTAACCGCGCCAAAGACTATTTTGATCTTATCACCTACGCTTGGGGCTGGGAGCGTTACCGCACAACCATCAAGGTCAGTAACAAGATAACAAAATCCATCAACGGCTGTAAAAGCCGCTGTTTTAGCTTCTATTTTATATACCGAAGGTACTTCACCATAGCTATTGCTATTTTGATTTAATACATCACTTCTCATTATGCCGCCTCTTCAAAGTTAAACAATGCATGAGTTTCAGGAAGAGATATTTCAAGACCTGCTTCTGTAAGAATCATATCTTTACGTAAATCTTCATCTGGAGCTTGCACGTTAGTTTCAATAGAAGTGTCACGGTTTACACCGTTACCGACAAGTGGCCTGTATGAAACATGATCTAGGTCTACTAGACACATGAACTCAGCCGCCAATCCTCTGAAAAGTGGTTCTCTTACCATAGCAATATCACCGTGAATAGTCTCTATTTTAGTTATTTTATGACCAAAAGAACCATTACTTCTGTCAAACTGGTAAGGTACTTTTGAAGACATAGAATCACCAACAAAACCTACTCCGTCACCTAATTTATTAAATAGTGACATAACAGGTAAACTTGTTAATGCTAGTTTTTGAGCAGATCCACCGCGAGCTGGGTCAAACACTACTTCTAAATCTTTTAGCAAGACATCGTAAGTAAGGCTTCCAGCCGCTACTGTTTTAAGATAAGCTTGCCCCTCAGTATATTCGAGTTGCTCACTATCTTCTTTGGATTGAGATTGACCATTAGCCATAATATGCCCAGCAATACCTTCAGTGTATTGAATACCACCTACAGATGCTCGCTGGCCAAATAGCATAGCTCTTTCAATGTCAACTTTATGTTCACGAAGTTTCATGTTCCAAATGCGTTGCCATTCATCAGCATAACCACGATAAACTGTAGCACGTGCTGTGTTTGACATCTCACAAGCTGTCTTAAAGATCTGGGTATAACCATAATCATGATCAAGCTCTTGAGACCATACATCAGGAGCGCCGCTTCCTTCAGCAAAAGAGGAACCGATAACTTGAGCTTTAGCATTAGCCGCAGGATCAGCATCTGAACCCGGATTGGTAAGCCATTTAATATCAATCGAAGTCGATGAATTAACAGCTTCAATACGAGCAGTTGCATGATTCGGCCCACCGCTATTACCAGTATCAGACTGAACAGCAATTACCATACCCTTAACCAGCCAGCTTTGAGCCGCTGATATAGTTGCAGTAACTATTGCACCTGCTGATACCGCCGCTAGGTTTGTTGAAATAACAAAACTACGGTCAGTCCAAGACATCTTACCTCTATTCTCTAAAAAGCGGAACTGTGAATCAGAAGTTGGCACTTTTCCAACTTTGGACAAATATACAAAGAAAGGAGACTCTTCGGGGTTTAACTCAGCAACTCTGTCACCAAAGTCGTATAATCTACGTGAACCTTTAGTTAGGGAAAGAGCTGTGTTACTACCCGGAGTACCCGCCTTTACTTGTCCTGAATTATAATTCGCCATAATTCGTTCCTTTGTTTAGTTATAAGACGTTATTTCTACCCCCCGCCGCTATCAATCCATCCCAGACATCATCAATTTCTGTTTTATTAGACATAGGTGCTTGTCCTTGAAGAACTCCAGCAGTGCGAGGAGCCTGTTTTGCGGCGTTAACCGCATCCAGTGTATCATTGTTAGCAACCGATTGTCCGTTCTGCATTTGCCAAAGCTTTACTAGATTGTTCAAACCTACCTGTTCTTTTGGCTGTGTTGTAAATTGCAAAAAATCTTTAATGTCGCCATCGGACATTTTATATGTTCCTCGTAATTCGTTCACAGTGTTCTGCATCTGCATTTCATTCTTGATCTGTTGCTGTTGTTTTGCCATTACAGAATTAAGTCTCTGATTCACTAAAGATTCTATCTTATTGTTCACATATCTTCCTGATTCAGATTTTTCATCTGTAAAAGCATCCCAAGGATTAAAATCGTCCTTATTCACAGCAGGCTCATTGCCTTGCTGGGTTTGTGGGTTGGCTATACCGCTTTCAAGAACTTGCACGAGGTCAGGTCTCTGCTCCAATAGTTCAAGTATTTGAGCGCCTTGTTGCAGTCTTGAATTTTCGGCCTGTGACCGATCATACATTGACTGAAACTTTTTGGCCTCAGCTTGATAATCTATAGAAGTAGCTGGATCCTCTACTTGTTCCTGTACATTCACTGGCTCTACTAGCCCAGCTTCCTGATTAATGATATCCTCCACTGCACCCTCATTCGCTACGGGCGCTGTGTCTAAGACGTTTACATCCTGTTGTTCTAGTGTAGACATAGTTTCTCCTTGATGTCTTTAGGCTTCGGGAGTGGAACTGATCTTCCTCTGAACATCTTTCAGATTGCCTGCCAATTTCTCCACCTCAAGCTTCACCTCGTTTTCTAGTTTTCCACGTTGTACCCTTCTATCAGCTTTAGACTCTGAATTAATTTCAGAGAGTCGAGATTTAAACTTCTCAACCTCAACTTTTTTCCTGTCACTGACAGACTCTCTTTGGGCTGTCTGCAAGTCTCCTTGCAAATTCTTTATTTGAGATTCCATTGCCTGAATTTGTTGTTGCATTTGTTGTTTCTCTTCTGTTCTTCTCATAATACCTTCTTTATCAAACAATTCAGGATTTTTCTTCAATACTTCATACCGGTCTACAATCCCCATTTGGAAAGCTTCTAGGTAAACTGCAAGTTCTGCATATTTACTAGAAGGCATTGTAGATCCAGATTCAATTCTTATGTCATGTTGGTCTAAAAAATGTTTATCTTTTTTCATATCTATAACAGCACCACTAACATCTGTATAAAAATTTGCCATTACTTCTGTAATATTATTATTTGGCTGTGCTAACCTAAATATCTTTTTATACGTATAGTGACCTTTAGAAAGATTATATAGAACCTTGCCAAGTTTATTTATACTAAACTCCACATCTCTTAGTTTTGACTTGGGCCTTTCACTTCCAAGGGCTATCATTCTTTCTGTTGCCCTAGATGTTTCCGGAGCTTTTTCTGCAAAGCCGTGCATCATTTCAGGCAGACCAAATATAAAATCTATATAAAACTCTGACTGCTGTATAAGTCTATAGAACTCTCCAGCGAGGGGTTGAGGGGCTGGGTAATGAGGCTCTCCTTGTGAAGAGTCAACTTCAATAACAGCATTGGGATTTGCCCAGTCTTTTTCCAGTTGGTCAATATCATCTACGCTTCCAAGGGGAACCAATAGTTTTAATCCAGCAGAAGCTTGAGCATGTGATAACGCTAAAGACCATAATTTATTCAAAAGACGTTGCATAGGTCTTGCTCTTGAAACATCAGACCTTGGATACGGCGTTCCTGTCCATATATTTGGGAGTGGAACGATCGGGTATTCGTCTGTGTTTAATATTTGCTCATAAAGAACGATCTCGCCTATAGACGCACAAACCTTTACACGAGATTGAAACACTTCAATTGCGCTATACGCACCTATTTCAAAAGCCTCCATGTTTTCTTGTGCGAACTGAGCATACTCTTCCTGTGAAAGAATATCCTCTTCTTGGGTCTTCATATTTATAACTCTATAGAATGGAACCTTAACCTTATAGAATCTCTCAAGTACTTGGTACTTATTATTATCAATATAGTCTTTGTCCTTTACTTCTGCCGGAGTAAAAACATTCATTGAGTTTTTGTTTTGAGAGCTTGGATAGTCCTCATCGTGATAGTCATAAGTCGAAAGTTCTTTCAGTAACCCGGAAACCTTTTCTCCTGTTACTGGATCTACTTTATCTCCCAATTCAGGGTAGAGGTTGACGGCTTGCTCACCCGTAAGGATGGTGGAAAGGATAAGACCATCCGAGTCGCTAAACCAACGATCACGAGAGCTGGGAGATGCGTATACTCTGAAGGGATCTATATATGTGAACTTAACGTCACCTCTACCAAAATCTGATTCTGAATCTATATAAGCATAAAGATAACCCATTCCCGTAGTAGCATAATCTTGTATTGCCTGTTTGATTTGCCAGTCACCATCAGATATCTGCCAAACATAACCCATGATAGATCGCCAGAGGGATGCAACCTGAACATCTGAATCTTCCCTAGGGGTTATTGTAAATGCTGGAGGTCTTGATGTTAATACTGCTTTAAATTTTTCTATTGCGGAAGATACACGATCCATAGGAATGTCCGCTTGGTTCCTTTGGGCTAACTCATCAGACTCTTCATCTGTAAAGTGATTGCCAAGATAAAAGTCAATGTCTTTACGAGCCTCTGTGTCCCAATCACTCCTAGCATCACGCCAGTCACGATATAGATCTTGATTTTGTTTTGCTCTTGGGTCTTGATCCATAATTATTTTGAATAATAAGGCATTGGCTCTATCATTCTACCTATTGACCTTCCTTTAAATGTTTTTTTATCCATTGGCGCTGGAACCACACCATCAGGAGAATCTATTCTTTCTGCATTGTCGAACATGCCTATCAGTCTTAGCAACTGAAGAGATTTTTTAGCTTTATTCTCTACTGCTTGTTTTTTCACCATTTCATCCTGCATTATGCTTTGCCTCAACGCTTCCATTTCGCCGGGAACCCCAAGCGTTTGTCCTTGATACATAGAAGGGTCTGCTTGCCTAGCACCAATCTGTAGTGGGTCTTTAGGCTGAGATGGTAACATAACCTCACCGCCATTTTGAAATCGAACATTCGATCTAATTTCTTTTAAAATATTAGACAAATGCTCTCTTTCGTTTGTCAACCTGTACGCCTCTGCGCTGTCTCCCTTTGCTCTACTGGCGTGTTCTCCCATCGCACGGCTTAAAACCATTTCTATTGGCAAACTCCCATCGCGCATACTCTTTTGCGATGATAGCTCTTTACCCTCTGGCGATACTCCTTTAACATCAAACACAAAAGAGCCGGGACTCTCATAAGATAAAGTGTCTATAGTCATAGATTCTGGCTCAACTCCAAGCTGGTTAGCTATATTAAGCCTGCTAAAACCACCTTCTTCAGTATACATGTCTTCATCAATAGAACCCCCAAGTGCTCCTGTAACTTGTTTTACCGCATCAACATATTGAGGAAGGCTAACCTTACCACCATTTTCATAACCCATCATTTTCTTTTTTAACAATCCCCCACCAGCATAATTCATAGGCTTTACCTCACCACCACCATACATCGGCTTTAAGCTTCTTAATGTGTTCATTGCTAATAATTTATCAATAGCAGAATGAGCGCCTTCTTTTGGTTTTTCGTTCATAAACTCTAACATATCTACTCCTATAGCCTTTACACCGTCAGGTGGTATATATAATTCTTCATTTGTAAGCGATACAGCTACACCATTCTCCATGTCATCGCTATCAGCATTAAATTTCTCAGCAACTTTTTCCATCTCAGGAAACATTTTGCGAGCGCCATAGTTTAATATATAAGAACCTTCAGGTACAAGCCTGTTCGTAGTGTCGGTCACTATTCCTTAACCTCAAAATGAGGAAAATCATCAAAACGGTTATCCTGAACTTGCCAGTTACCGTTTTCCTCATACATGTCCCAGTTACCACCCCATCTTATTTTAATGCCCATGCCGCGAGCAATGCCAATAACGAACCCTGCAAAGAGGGTCTGCCGTTCCCTGTCTTCCCAATCCACAGGATAAGGGGTAACGTCAACGGCTTTAGAAGGGCTAGAATTATGCCTGCCATTAGGATACTTAACCTTAGTACTGCCTTCATCATAAAGTTTATTTTGCCTTTCTTTGCTTCTATGACCTTCTAAAATTGTACAATCTACGTGCTTAATGACCTCATTAAACACGTCCTGTAATCTTTGGTCACAAGTTGATAACCTTTCGTTTGATCGTTTTGAGTACTTTGGCATGTGTGTATTTCGCTATCTTATCTTAACAATAAATTATAGAATAGTGCAACTATTTTAAACCCGCGCACCTGTCATCCAACTATATGCTTTACTTGCTATCTTTTTTGCGGGGGTGTTGTTGTTTTCTAGTATCGTTTCTTTTCTAGCTCTGGAGCTTTTTGGTGCCCTTGCAAAGTAGTCAGCATAGTATAATGCATCCATAACATCATCGTTTTTTGGCTTAGGGTGTTCAAAGAACTCATCTACCAATTCCGTCATTTCTCTTTGGAGGTATAACTTCTTAGAATTGACAAGAGGCCCAAGACTGGTTTCCAACCTATCTTGTTTTTTGATTCTAGCAGGTGGCTTAACTCCCTTAAAAATACCCGGAAGAAGTCTTTTTTCCTTTGCGGAAAGCCGTGTAACCATATCCCGAACCATCTCCTGTGCCGCAACCGTTTCAATAGTGACCCTGCGTACTGGCGTATATTTGTTCGCAAGTCGTATAATTTCCTTGGGAACGTCAAATGTAGGTATTCGCTCACGGAAATACTCCAAGACGTAACGATTGTTGCTTGAGTCAATGCCCATAACGAGTATGACCTGATAATCGGATGTCTCTGAAGCTGTCGCCGCAAGGTCAACACCCATGTAGATATTGATCGGGATAGCATCATTGCCGTCTATAAGGTAGTTAAAATTACTCTTACATTCAACCTTTCCGTTGAAATATTGTATTCTGTCTATCTTAAATGCCGCATTAGTAACATCTCTAGCGTCATTCATGTACTCCTGAGCAAACTTATTCACCAGTCCAGCTTCAATAAACTCACGTTTCTTTGCTTGTAGTTTTTCTTTTGAGAATTGAGATGACCATAAAGGCTGTCCATCTTCAATAGCCCTGTAAAAGTGTACATCCCAAGGGTATGGCCTAGCATCCTCTTTTGCCTTTTTCCAGCCATCATAGGTCATTTGGAGGTAGGAGTCATAGTGTACAATAGTCCCAGAAAGCCATATCCAGCCCTCATTGCCCGGTGTTTCTTCTAAGGCAGGGTACACTGTGGACACGATCCACTTCTTGATATCTGAGCGCCTTTCTGGCGTTTTTGTGTTTAATTCTGATTCAAAGTCATCTAAAACAATGCCAGTATATCGAACATCAACCTCAGCCCGACCCCTCAGTCTTTGTGATGTTCCTTTGGATATCACTCTATCTCCTTTGGGAGTAACAAGGTCTTTCTCTGTCCAGCGTTTACCTACACTGCCACCATCCATATTCCCAAAATAATACTTTATCATTTTATTATCTTCAAAGTGGGAGCGAATATACTTTAAATGGTCAATAGCCTGAGACTGTTCTTCAGATACCCAAGCAATAAAATGCTGGTCTCCCTCTTGTGCAAAGCACAATTTATGCATAATAGCCGCTTTTGCTATAACAGATTTACCGTGACCTCGTGGTATAATATTGCATATCCTTGCTCCGGGGGCAGTATCTATCATCTTTTTAGCCATTTCGTAGTGAAATGGTGCAGATTCAGACTTTTTAAGAAAGTCATTAGGAAGAAAAGCCCTGCCAAAGTAGATAAGATTGGTATATGCCTTTGCTAATACCTCATCTCTTTTCTCCATCTCTGATGGTGGAGGGGTAATGTTAAATGGGGCTTTACTCACCGAAACCTTTTTTCTTTCCGCCGTGATACTCATAAGCATGTCCATGTTTCTTCAATAATTCATTTAGACTCATATCCTCTCCCTCTATGAATATCTCTCCAAGTACCCTTCCATACTTACCAACCCCATGAGACCTAACGGTAAACTTACCATTATCTGAACCTTCAAGTTTATCTTTTGTATATGCTTTTGCTTCTAGCCCTTTTGCTTTTTCCTCAAGGTCTCGTGTTCTTGATTCCCAAGTATCAACACCCATAAAACGTATTCTTTTCTTTACCCAAGTATCAAAACCTAGGTCTATCATTGCATCACAGGTGTCTCCATCAACTACTCGTACCAATTCAGCATTGTATACGAATTTATCTGGTTTATTTGCCATTTGTCAGCTCTTTATTCTTTTCAGGCAATATGCCCTGTTCAAATGCTTTGAGCTTATCTCTACTAAATCCAGAGAACTCCTGTATCAGTGCTACAGAATCTACTTTCTTTTCCGTAGACAACAACCCTGTTATCTTCATCAGGGTCTCTAGGGCCCTAAGCTTATCATTGTCCTTGACATTTGTTTTATCAATAACATTTTTTGTACTTTCAAGTAAGTATCTTTTTGTAATACCAACTTCCGACATTAAGTTTTCTATTTCTTTGTCCACTGCCTGCCTCACTGTTTTGTTTTTAAGTAGTAGTGTTGATCTTTGCTCTGCGTAATCCAAACTGTTTGTAGCGGGAAAAGCTTTTTGATATGCCTCTACAGGATCCATACCATGTGCTATGTACTTTGCAAAGTTTCTCCTAGAATTTGTTAAATAACCACCAGTTTTGACCTGATAGTTTGTTTTCTTTGAAAATCTATATATCTCATCTTTGACCGTACCAATAAACGGACTTGCTCCCCTGTGATTGAACATTCCAATAATAGTTCTAATATAGTTGTTATCTCTCTTCTTTTTGTCTACAAAGCAACCTTTCTTTAATATCTGAACGATCTTACCATCATCTGATAAACACCAATCACCCTCCTCCGCTTTCTTCCATTTTTTAATTAGGGGTACGTTGGGGTGCGCAGTACGAAACTCTGCTTCTGATTCGTATGCATAATGCTTTACGCCTTTTATTGTGCGGCTTAGTGCCAAATCAATTAGGCTCCTGATCGTCCATAAGGTCAATATCTAATATTTCTAACTCAGGCATATGTTTCATCCTGTAAAGCAATTCGGATAAGAGTCCGATATTTCTTGAATTAGGGTCAATAATATCCATTATCTTTAACTCTTTAGATATCTCACGACAACGCTCTAAGTTATGATAAACATCTCTTATCTCAAAATCACCACTTAAAGCCTTTTGGTACAGCGTTCTATATATATCCATGATTTAATTTAATAAAAACTTGACAATAATGTTTAGCGTTATATATATTTAATTAAGTTTGTTTTGTTTGTTTCGGTTTTTTATAATAGTACTATAGTAATATATAGTACTATAGTATAAGTAGTAAGTAGTAGTATTATATATATATTATATATATAGTACTATAGTATATTATATATATATTATATATAAGTAGTAATTATAGTATAAGTAGTACCCGCGTAGTAATTGATAGTACCCGCCGGGTAAAACTTCCAAAAATTTTAAAAAAATTATATAACTATGTGTGTTTCTCTTTTATATCGCATGGTACTCCCCCCAAACCCTTTTCAGGTTGAGATTATTGGATTGAAAAAATCAAATTGGTCTAAGCCAGTTGTATTACACGTGGCCAATTATTTTTAAAAAGTTTCAATATTATGGAACTTTATTGACTTCTCATGCGTATACTAATTGTAATTAGTTTTTTGACAATTAGGATACGTAGTCAACTCGACGATGCTCGGGCTGTGCTCTCATTTTGTGAGGCATGTAAGAATGAAGCAAAATTTGTGCAACGGTGAAAATAGAGCAATATTAATATCGGATACGTGGTACTCTATCGTATAGGGACGAGTACATTATATATTTAACTAAACTTTTTAATCAAAAAAAGGGAGCATAAAATGCAATTACATAATCTTAATAATGTTACTGACCTAGTAACAATTTCAGAAGATAACCAAGTTACAGAACCAGTTGTTAAAAATTGGGGTGGTAATAAAGACCCATTTATGGATATTGAAAAGGTAGAGAATAGTTGGCCCGATGGAACTATCAACCCGATGACTTACTCTATTCTAGGTGAGGACGGTACCCAATTCAAAGATACAACTAGCAAGTATCTACTAGTTAGCAATAAAGACTTAGTAGATGTGGCAAGTCAAATCATGGTAGATTCTATGATTGACTGGAATCATGAAAAACGATTCTTTAGTGATAAAGGTAGTTTTCGCGATATCTACTATGCTAATGATAGTGGATTAGAGAAGTCAGTTGCTGAGGTTGGTGACTTAATAGGCATGGTATTGGAAGTGACTAATTCATACAACGGTACTTCTAGGGCCGGAATTAAAATCTACTTTCAAAGGTTAAAATGTCTTAATGGTATGACATCGAAAGCTTATGGTTTTGGCCATACCTTTACCCATACATCGCAGAATCTTAACTGGGAGGAGCAGATTATACAAGCTACCTCACTATTGAGAAATCAATCTGAGCACAGACTTGGTAGATTTGTTGAAGCTTGCGGTAAGTTACAGAAACCAATAGATAATGCAGAGATCAAGTTAATTAGAGAAAAATACATTCCTAAAGGAACAGGTAGTAACCATTTACCGGGTACTCAGTTTGGTCAAATGATGGATAAGTTCTACGAAGATAGTGATTTTTCTGCATGGGGCTTGTTAAATGCTGGGACTAATGTCTTATGGCATGCTAACAAACTAACCAATGCTAACTTTGAAAATAATACTATAGTAGTTGATGGACTTTTGAAGTATGGCAAAGATACAGAAGAAGCTACTTTTGTAGATCCTAACCAAACTGATATGTTCCAGTCATAACACAAAACAGAGATAGGGCTCCGAAAGGAGCCCGATTCTCAAAACTTAAAGGAGTTAAAAATAATGAAATTTTTAAAATTTAGTTGGAATAATCATAAGTATTTAAAAAAATACGATTGCAATTCATATAGTTACTCAGCATACGAGAGTTTAAAAAATCACTACTCTAATTATCGGTATGTAATTACTGAAGTCTGTTTAGTTGATTGCTCAGTATCTGTGTTTAATAATTGTACGATTTGCCAAGAAGAAGTTAAAATGATGATAGATAGTGGAAGATGGACTCAGGAGGAGTTGGAAATTGTTCTTGCTGATTGTGAGAGGTTTTTGCAAGAAAGATATGAAAAAGCAGAAAAAGAAAAAGGACGAGTCCCGGAGGGATTTGTACCGCATATACTATCTTGTGGAACTCGTATAAGTGGTTCAAGATTACATAAACCATTGTATTATAAATGAGAACTGGGCCCCGAAAGGGGCCTGATTCTCTAATTTTTTTTATTTTATATATTTTTTATTATTTTGTGCACGTAAGTAGATTGTGCACGTAAGTAGATTTATCTATATTTATTAAATTCTGTGCACGTTGGTAGTTTATAGAAGTTTATGCACGTAAGTAGGTCAATTTTATTGTATTTTATGCACGTAGGAAGGTAATTAACAGTATTTGTGTAAATAAGCGCAAGTTCTGTAAATATGATAGTTTATGTTAATAAATATTATTCTTTGATCCATACCATATTATATATATCTAGGAACCGACCACAACACGAGCACACAACACAACAAAAAAAAGATTGGAACAAAACCAATCAAAAGACATTTAATAATAAACAAACGGAGAAAAAAAAGATCATGAAAATAAATCAAAAAGATAAAAACATGCTGGAAAAACTAATAGTTTATTATACGATTCAAATACATATTAACGAAATACAATCCTTGTTAAATAGAGTTGCCTTAAATAATACGCATGATAAATTAAATGATTGGATTAACTCGGCAGAAGCTAGTATTTCAGATCTTGTTAAGTTCCATATACATGAATTGTTAGATAACGAAAAAGAAAATAAATAAAAAAAACTTTGGAACTTTTGAAACTTTACACAGTATAATAAACAAACAAGGGAGTAACAAATAAATGAGAACATTCGACAAATACAAGCAAAACCTCAGAGCAACAGACGATTCAGTATATAGTTATAATACGAGAGTAGCAGAGATTGACCACAGAGACAGAACAATTACACCACTTGGGTGGTGGTCTGTAACTACATCAAAGCACATAAATTATGTGGGTTCTGAATATGGTTACGAGGTACAAAAAGCAAACTAATTTACAGAAATTAAAGGGGGTGTGTAATACATCCCCTTTAGGAGAAATAAAATGAATTTTGAATTATTTAATATAACATTAGGAATGTACGAAAGCGAAATAGTCAATTATAAATATGTATATCATATTACTAGCGTAAAAGAAACCATAGAGGACAACCCTAATATTTTCGTAGAAAATGGAGGTAGTTGGGTATTTGTACCAAATAATTAATTAGGAGAAATTATGACACATACAGAAATAAAAGAGATACACAGAAAACTTGCACTTCCTACAATAAGGGATGGATCTGGTAAAATAATACCTACGGAGTTTTCTGAGAAAGAATTGAGTTTCATAATATTTGAGATGATGCACGAAATGAGAGAGGAGAACAGAAGAAACTCAG